ATTTTCATTTGTATAAACAATGGTATATTGTTTTTTACCTTTATCATTTATGTGTTTAACTGGCTTGCAAAGGACCAAAGACCAGTTGTCTGGCGTAAAATCCAAAACATTTTTATCAACGTTCAATTTACTATTACGGTAAAAAGCTTTTTTACTTATCGCTGGTGATACGGTACCGTATATTTTGTATTTATCGTTTTCATTTTTCTCTTTAACAAATTGCTCGTCTTGAGAAACGTTTGTAAATAAATTATACTCATCCCTAACTTTACCAGGTTGCTCTAATATCAATCTAGTTTTTAGTGTTTCAGTTTTTGAACCAGCAAACTTTTTTGAACCCAATATTTCGACAATATTACTCATTGTTTGTAAAATAATTTTTTTCTATTGATTTTAAAGCGTTTGCACCATCCCAAAGACCAAAATAATAATAGTTCGATCTAAATCTATTTGATATTTCTGGGTTAAACTCTGTTGGTGGTACACTACCTGTATAAAAACCGTATGATGTGTAAACTTTATTATCTATCAAACCATCCAGATCATCTGTTATGTCATAAATGGAAAACTCCATCAATGAGACTTTATTCTGATCGTTTATTGATGATATGAATGGGCCCAACGTGTAAGTACCGCTATAGGCTTGTGTGAATCTTCTGTGCGTCCCACCTGTATTGACAGTCGCATCAGGTTTTTTAGCCAACTCAATTGCGAATAAACTAAGATTTAGGTTACCTTTTGAATTATCCCCAAAATCATAAGCTGGTGAATCACCGTAATAATTTTCGCCAGTTGTGCTGTTAATAAAATCATCACCTCTAAATATGTCTGTGTAAACCGTACCACTATTTTTACCGTTTAAACCAACACCGATACCAAGATGGTATTCAAGTTCTTTAATAGGTTCGTTGTATGATATATCACTTGGTATTTTAATTAAATTAAGAATGTTAGCTGGGAATATCATTTCTGGATTATAATCCTTGTCATCAAGTCTATTCCAATCAAAAACAGCGATATCAACATCAAATTCGTACTTAGGTAGAATCGCTGATCCTATGACCTCAATACTGGATATGGCTGGTGTATCTCTCCTGTCAACAGGGAAATTCCATGGTATATCTTTAAACTCGTTAGTTTGTGGTATATAATTAACATAATCACCAGGGATGGATACGTTATCCACCTTGTGTTTATTGTACTTAGTTTTTATTGTGTAAAACTTTCTCTTTCTATTGATGATGTCATACTCAAATAAACCTGTTTTTGTACCTTCCCATCCACCTGTTAAAGCCTCACCGTTGTTTGATGCGGGTATTCTAATACCAGGTGTTAATGATAGTCTATAATAACCCCATGGTGTTCTTGTTTGCCAAGCCTCTACAATATCATACACCTCAAAAGCGTAATAACCCTTAGTTGGTATACCGTTATCAACATCGTCAGTTGGTACAAGATCACCAAATTGATTTAATTTATAGTACTCCATGTACATTGGTAATGAAACCCTAAAAACCCCAGTACCATATTCAGCTTTAAAAGCTCCAACTCTTACCCTACTACCAGGTGTTAACTTATCATCTAACCTATAGATAACAACCATTAGTTCTTGTAACGGCCAAATCTCACCAGTGTCTCTATTCTTGTTTGTGTCAAAACCTCTTAATTCCAAAGGAACCTCAGCCTCATTAACATCTTTAGGTTTATTAACCGAATAATCTTTTCTTATTTCAAAACTACCTGTAACTGAAGATAACCAACCAAAAAATATAGCTGTTGGTGTGTATTTATAGTTTATCTTAAAATCACATCTGGTGATACCAACATCATGTTCAACATCATCACCCCAGAAAGGTGCAACATTAACCTGTTTAACCTCATTGAATATGTTTGGCATCTGGTTAATATTTGTTTTAACCTCAACATCAAAAGAATCAGCGCCCTTATAGATAAAATTAGGTACTTTATTCGGATTGTTATTGTCCGTTGCGTTTGTTGCATCCCTAAGATCTTTTATATTGGCGTATTCCGTTGTTGTCTCAACCAAATCATTTGCCGTTATTTCAAAACTCTGGGTATCGAATAAATCGAAATCCATCATGATATTATGTGAACCAACAGGGACACCGAATATCATGTAATCACCAGAATCATTTGTTGTAACAGTATACTTATAGTATTTTTCCATTATCTCAAGATATTGCGGATAATGGGTTAAATCATTTAAAGTCGGTAAATTACCCACAGCTCTATGGCTAGGGTTTTGGTTTCTTACTCTTGGTAATAAATTGTATCTAACACCGTTTGGGAATTGATCATTAACCGTTTCAAATGGGTATAATTCAGTAATTTCAGGTCTTTCTTTATCAGCTGGATCAATCGGTACAAATATGGATATCTTCGCATTTTGCAAACCATACCCATTGGTAGTTTGTACCCTACCCACAATAACACCAAAATCAGATGAAGTTTTTCTATAAACATCTGTGCTTGATATCTTTAAACTTAAGATCTCTAAATTATCAAACTCGTCTTCTAGATTAACTAATATTCTTTCGTCTGGTGTTTCTTGATTTAAAACTATTTTAATGTTTTTCTCCATTATTAATTAATTCCTGTTGCTATAATTGGTATAACCTTAATATCAACATCAGGTTTTTTAATATTAAGCATTTGATATTCCTCAACAATGATGTAATTGTTTGTAATATCAATCTCACCAGTTGCTGTATCAATTATTGTTTGTTTTGTTGTATTGGATGAATACCCAGAACCTGTTTTGTTATAAGCTTTAATGTAGTTAACATTTAACACCCCGTCAACTTGTGTGATTTTCTTAATCATCTCACCAACACTGTAACTCTTACCAAGATTTGTTTTATCAGTAGTAAATTCACCCTTAACCACATTGGTTATTTTAGCAGATGCTTGAACTTGTTGGCCAGTTTCAACCAATACACTTATTTCGAAACCTAAATCAACAACTTCAGCTGGTTTAACAATCACATAGTCATTAATCATTCTATACTTAGAAAGATATGCAGCGATGTTTTCCATCAATAAAGATGAAACAACATTTGATATCGCACCATTAGCATCATAAGTTAACACACCGATCTCGATTTTATTTTGTCTCTGTGTTATACTTGTTTTAGCTGGTGAACCAAATACGCTAGGCATTGACATGATCAAAGCTTTGTAGTCATTTAGTGTTACAGCTCTATTCTGAGCGGAGAAGTTATATGCGATATAATTTCTTAATTCTTCAATTGTCGGTTCATCAGAACCACCAACAGCTGGTGTTGTATTAATAACCCCAATTGATGCTTGTACAGTTGAATTAATGTTTTGATCTGGCCCGTTAATGACAACACTTAATCTAGCGATGTCGGTAATTGTTCCAACACCTGTGTTTGATTCAACTCCACCACCTATTCTGTATTTAACGAACATAGTTGTGTTTGGGATTGGTGCCATACCTAAACTACCGTTTCTCAAGAAACTTTTAAGACTAAAACTACCACCATCCATAAAATCATCCAGGATATCAAACGATGAGTCGGTTTGAGCACCGAATGTTATTTGACAGAATCCGTTTGGTGTAAACTCTGTGATGTATCTTTTATCAACTTTTTGGTAAACACCTTTAGCGATACCATTAACTCTTGGTGCTGTCGTGTCTTCGGTGAAAACATTGTCTTCAGCCAATGACGGAACTTCATACCATCTGTTAGTACTGTTTAAAAATTCAGACTCAGTTGGGTTTGCGGTATAGTTTGTACCAGTTTTATGTATTATCGAATCAACCGACAATACGTTATTTTCTGGTAATGTTATCTTATAGAAAGGTTGGGTTGTCGAGAACGCCTGTGTGTAAACTTTGCTAGCTCCAGCCACAACGATACCTGTTTTTGTGATAGTGTAACCAGTTAATTTATTGTTTACAAAAATCGGTCTTTTAGTTCTATCGACATTACCAGAACTATTGGTCGCTGAAGCGAAATCAATGTCATATAATACCTCATAAGCACCAGCACCATTACTAACCTGGGTACCCGCTTTGATTATTGGTAGATATCTTTTGTCTTCCTGATCACCATAAACTGGCACTTGCGCTGTAAACTCAACGACAGCGACAGCTGCTGACTTAGTTGGTAGCTTTAAACCATACGTTTTAGCAATGTTATACAAAGATTGTCTTTCCTGAGCGTAATCTAAAACTGTTTCTTGTAATGCACGGTCAATCTGATAGTTTAAGTTATCAGCAATAGCCGCATTCAAATCCAAGAATACTGATAGTATAGATGCATCGTTAAAATTTTGTACAACCTCTGGGTAATACTGTTTAATGTAATTAATCTGCTCCGTTTTTAAGGATGCAAAATCTCTTTTACTGTAATTTATTTGTCTTGCCATTTTTTATAGTGTTATAGCCAATTTATCGCTTGTCTGGAACGTTTTTGTTGTTATTGTATAATCTAGGTTTATCCTAATTTGATGTTCTCTCTCAGTATCGTTTTTATACTGCTCCTCATCACCAACTCTAGTAATGACAACATCATTTAATTTCAAATTTGGGATGTATTTTTCAACAGCGTCTTGAATTTCAGCTTCTATCTTACCCAAAGTGATATCATCTAATGGCTCAAATATGTATTGATACAAATTCGTACCAAAATCTGGTAAGAAATATCTAGACCCCTTTTTAGTTAATAGTAAATGGATTAACATAGCTTTAACCTCTGATTCAGGTATTGTTGTTAACCCAACATAATCGCCACTATTCGAATTCACAAACGGGAAATCTATACCAAATGTTTGTTTTTTTATTGCCATAAATCTTTTATAAATAAATATCGGTATATTTTATTTTTTGTAAATAAAAAAAATCCCGCCAAGGTGACGGGATTTTCAATATAATCAGTGGTTTAT